GATCCATCCAACTGGACCGATAGCACCAAGGGCGCGGGCTACATCAACCTGTCCACCGAGGACAGCGAGATGGAGCACCTGACCGGCTGCGAGGTCTACTACGACAAGCTGGCGGTGTTCTCCGAGAGGGCGTGCCAGATTTGGTCCGTGGACCCCGACCCCAACAAGAACCAGCACGTCCAGACGCTTCGTCAGGCGGGCACCTACGCGCCCCGCAGCGTGCGCCAGTACGGCTCCGGTGACGTGCTCTACCTGTCACCGGACGGCATCCGCTCCCTCAAGGCCCGCGCGCAGTCGATCACTGCCTCCGTGAGCGACATCGGCTCTCCGCTCGACCCCTACATGCGCACCCTCTACCTGACGATTGGCGCGGCCAAGCTGAACAAGGCCATCTCGCTCTTGGAGCCCCTGTCTGGCCGCTACTGGGTGGCGCTGGAGAACTCGGTCCTCGTCCTGTCCAACTACCCGAACCCCGAGATTTCCGCGTGGTGCATCTACGAGCCCGACTTCACGATTGCCGACGCCGTGGCAGCTGGCCCACTGATCTACCTGCGCGCCGACAACGGTGACATCTACCGCTACGGGAATGGCGTCGAGACGCCCGTCTACGACAGCTGCCCCGTCGAGGTGATCCCGCCCTACTTGAGCTTCGGCAAGCCCGCCACCTTCAAGCAGTTCATGGCCATGGACTGCTCCGCGTCTGGCACGTGGGACATTGGCGTGGGGCTCAACCCCCACGACGAAAACGCCGAGGACGTGATCGGCACCGTGACAGGGCCTACCTTCCTGACCGGCCAGTTCGCGGTACTGGGTCACTCGACCCACATTTCCATGCGGTTCCGTTCAGCAGTGCCCGGGCCGTGCACCCTCAGTAATCTCATGATCCACTACGCGGAGACGAACACCACGTGACGAAGATTGTGCGCGGACTGGCGGAAGAGCCGACCCGGTACATCGTCGGGAGGCTGCGGCAGATTGACCGCAAGGAGATTTTTGCTACCCGGGAGGACACGGACGAGGAGCACCTTCTCTTCGACCTGATGTACGTCGCGGAGAAGCCGGGCCTTCATTTCACGGCATTTGCCGGGGATGGGGAGCCGGTCGCCGTCTTCGGCTACAGCCGCCTCCGCGAGGGTGTGGCGACGCTTTTTGCATTTGGGACCGACCGCTGGAAAGAGGTCGTTCTTTCGATGACAAAGGTAATTCTTCGGGTTATATTCCCGACACTGACCGACGAAGGGTATCATCGGGCCGACTGCGCCGCTCTCAAGGAGCGTGCTGACACGGCCAAGTGGCTTCCCTTCCTCGGACTTTCCTGTGAAGCCGTTTTAGCTGGTTTCGGCTCCCAGCGTGAAGATTTCAGTCTTTACGTTTGGAGGCCGGAGCGTGTGCTTCAAGAAGGATAACAGCGCCAAGAAGGCGCTCAAGTGGCAGAAGAAGCAGGCGGAAGACGCTGCCAAGAAGGAGGCCGAGCGCCAAGCTCGCCTCAAGCAGGGCACGGAAACCATCAACGCCCTCTTCGACGGCGCGCCTGTCATGGGCGAGCGCGACGCCACGTATGACTGGTCGCAGTTCACCACCAAGGCAAACGGCGGTGGTGCGGGCACCACGACACCCGCCAAGCCCAGTTTTCGTGTAAGCGGGAACGGCGACCTGCGAGACGCGGGTGGTTACGGCAGCGGCCAGAACTCTTCGTACAGCAAGAACCCGACCGTCCAAGCCAAGGGTGGCGGACGCAAATTCACGGGAACCGTGCCGGAAGGATACACGGCAAAGCGGGTCAACGGCCAGTGGGTGCTGGTCGGGCCAGACGGCAAGACCTACAAGAAGGGCGATACTGTCGGGTACAAGGAAAAGTACGACACGGGCCAGAAGACGGGCGGCTTCGGCGACGACTTCTACAACAAGTACCGCAGCGCCACGCTAGGCTACTACGAGCCAGAATTGGCGAAGCAGTACGACAAGGCGCGCAGCAACCTCACCTACGACCACGCCCGGGCGGGCACCCTCCAGTCGTCCATGGCCGGTGACAACCTCGCAGACCTTCTTTACCAGAATACCAACAATCTTGCGATGATCCGCTCCAAGGCGGATGCCGCGACAGGCCAGTTGAAGACGAGCGTGGCGGGCCAGAAGGCCGCCGCACTGGGCCAGCTGTACGCGACGGAAGACCCCGGCATTGCCGCCAACGTCGCCACGAACAGCGTCAGGAACCTCCAGAGCACCACCCCGGAATTTGAGCCCATGGGCCAGCTGTTCAACAGCGCCGTGGTGGGCGCGACCAACTACGCGGGTGCGTACAACGACTACAAGAACTGGGGCTCCCCGAGCGGCAACAGCAAGGGCTCCGGTAGGACCATCGGTTGAGGTGAAGCATGTGTGATCCATTCTCTCTTGCCCTCGCCGCCACGGCTGGCTCGCTCGCCGCGACCGGCGTCGGCATGTACCAGCAGAACCAAGCCATTGAGAGCCAGAACGCCGCCGACGCCGCGTGGCGCAAGTGGCAGGACCAGCAGAAGCGCATTGCGCAAATGAAGGAAGAGGCCATGCGCCGTCAGGCCGAGGGTGCTCGTACGGGCGCACTCGACAAGCTGGGCGCAGACAAGCAGCAGGCCGACCAGTCGGCGGAAGCCACGCGCCTCTCCGACTTCTACGATCAGGGCCAGACCGACGTGAACACGGCGACCGTCAACGACGCCCTCCTCTCGGGCCAGCAGGACGGCGGCACCGAGTTCAAGACGGACGTGGCGCAGCGCCTCACGAAGGCCGCGCAGGAGGCGCGTGCGCGCATCAAGGCGCTGGCGGAAATCAACTCCTACGGCGGCTCCATGAATGGCCTCGCGAACCGCAACAGCCAAATCCTCGACGCGTCGGGGCAGGGCATCGAACTCCAGAACGACATGCGGCGCGGCAACATGGCGGCTTACGGCGTCGCGCAGGCTGTCACGCCGGGCCAGAACCGCCCTGTCACCGACTACGCGTCGGGCATCGGCAACGCCCTCGCGGGCATCGCCGGTAAGGCTTGGGGCCAGTCTATGGGCGGAAAGGTGTAGCTATGCCGGTAGTCGTACAGGACAACTCCATCGGTCAGGCACTGGGTGCCCTCGGCGGTGCCCTTCTGGGCGACCCGAAGGCCAAGTGGGAAGCCGAAGCCTACAAGCAGAAGATTGCCAACATGCAGGCCGATACGGCCAAGGCGCAGCTGGAGAACCTGAACCTCCAGCGTCAGCAACGTGCGCAGAGCGAACTCACGCAGCAGTTCGACAGGATGTTCCAGCCGGGTAACTTCAATGTGCCGCAAACGGTCGAAGCTCCACGCCCGGCCCCGGGCGTCATGGGGCCTATGCCCGGCATGCACAATCCGCAGTACGACGCGCTCGAAAACAAGCTGGCCTTCGCCCGCACCGCTGCCACCAATGCCATCATGCGCGGCGGCAACCCCGGCGACGCGCTCAACACGGCCTACGCCGCACTGGGTCAGGGTGACATCCTCGTGAACGGTGTCCCGACCGACGAAGCGCAGGCCCGTCAGGCCCAGACCATGCTCACGGGCCAAATCCCCGACGCCAAGACGCCGCTCACCGAGGAGCAGCGTCGCGTCATGGAGGTGGAGGCCCAGACCGCCAAGCTCAAGGACGCTGTCACCGTGGGCAAGGACAGCACCGTCATTATGAGCCCCGAGCAGGCCGCCAACTTGGGCGTCCCGCAGGGTCCGAACGGCCAGTACACCGTTACGGGTCAGGGCGCACAGACTGCGAACGGCGTGCCGGGTCAGTTCTCAGGCGACAGCGTCGAGGTGCAGGCATGGAACACGATCATGCAGTACCAGACGCTCAAGAATACCCCGGGAGCAGTCATCCCTCCGCAGCTTGAAATGGCCGCCACGCTGGCGGCCAACAAACTCTGGGGCGTAAAGACCATCTACAAGGAAGACGGCAACGGCAACTGGGTTCCGGTGCCGACCCAAGACGCAATTCCTCCGGGGTTCAGCATTCCGGGCGCTACCGCTGGTCCCGCACCCGCACCTGCACCTGCCCCCGCGCCTGTCACGCAGCCCGTGACAGGAGGGGCGCAGCCTGTAGCTCCAGCGGCGTCAGTCCCGGTCCAGCCTGCCATGCCAGTCCAGCCCGGTGGCCCGACTGGCGTGAACCCGGTTATTCAGGGTAAACCCAAGGCCGAAACCGAAGCCGTCCAGCGGAAGCGCCAGTTCGTTTCGACCATGCGGACGAACTTGAGTGGCATGCTCAGCATCCTCGACGCGGGCTACGTTCCCAGCCTGTTCGACAAAGTGGCAACCACCGGGGCCGGGCAGAGCGACGGCACCGTAACCACGGCGCTCACCAGCGGACTTTGGAACAAAGCGACGGACCCCAAGGCGCAGTTGTTCGACACCTACTCGCGTGGCTTCCTCAACGCCATCCTCCGCGACGAGAGCGGCGCGGCAGTGCCCGAGCAGGAATACCCGCGCTACCTCGCGGCGCTCATCCCGCAGTACGGCGACAGCCCCGAGCGTAGGGCCGCCAAGCGTGAACTCATGCAGGCCGCCATCAGCGCCCGCGAACAGGGCTTCGGCCTTCGTGCCATCCACAACATGATTAACCCCACCGGGGGTTTCGTGGCTGTCGATGCGCAGGGCAACCCGCTTCCTGACACATGGACGGGCGACGCATCGACTGCGCCCGTCGATCCAGCGGCACCAACAACGCCCCAGCCCCAGCAGATGAGCGAGCAGCAGCGCGTCCAGCTTCGCAACGAGGCTGACGCCGCTTTTGCCCAGATCGACCGGCTGGCCATTCCTTCTTCCGAGAAGGAGAGGCGCAAGGCCGCTGTCGCGGCGCGTCTGAACCAAAAACTCGGAGTGCAGTAATGGGCGCGTTTGATGACATCGTGAATGGCGAGTTCGGCGATCTCACGCAGGGTCCGCAGGCGGCACCGCTTGATCCCAACTCCGTGCGGCTCGACGGCGGCTTTCTGGGAAGCGTTGACGTACCCATTCCGCAGGTGCTCCAGCCGGTGGCGCAGGGGGCCATGTGGACCGACCAGAACGTCATGGCCCCTCTGTCACGCGGCATCACGTCCCTCCCGGGCTTCGTGGGGGACGCAGCCAAGTGGGGCTACGACAAGGCCGTGGGCAACGAGACGAACTTTGGCGGCGTCACACAGGGCATTCAGGATACGCTGGGCGTGGACGCCCGCCCGCACGACGCGGGCTTCGTGAATGACGTTCTGGAGAATGTCGGCGGCGGCCTCGCAGGCGGTGCCCTCTTCTCCGTAGGCGGCCTCGCCGCAAATCTCGCACGCGAAGTTCCCTCGGCGTTCCTTTCGACCGTCGGCCAACGTGCCGGTGGCGAGATTGGAAATTGGGTCGGCGGCGACACGGGTCGCGTTATCGGCGACGTAGTGGGTTCCATCGCAGGCGGCTCTACGCCCGGAATGGCCAAGTCTGGCGGCAATGCCGTCCTGCAAAATACCTTTGAGAAGCCGAATGGCATGAGCGGCGTGGCCTACGATCAGCTGGTAAACGCGGGCATTACGCCTTCGCCGGGCCTTGTGGGCAACAAGCAGGCCGCTCGTACGATGAACTCTGCCGCCAACTTCCCGGTTGTGGGCGGAACGGTGCAGGCCCGCCAATTCAGGACTTTTGAGGACTTCCAGCGCTCCCTCTACGAAGCATCCGACAACATCGGCCCGCGCAATCGTCCCGGCGTAGAAGCAGCCATGCCCGAGCAGATGCTGGGTGGCCGCATGCGCATTGCCGCGAACCGTGGCAGCGATAACCTCGACGGCTATTTCAGGCAAGGCTACGGAGCCGTTGAGAGCGCCGTACCGCCTACGACCCTTGTCCAGCCAGACAACCTCTACAACACGGTAGTAGCGCAGGCCGATCCCTTCACGGGCGAGAGCTTCGCCACGCAGGACGCCGTGCAGAACTTTGTTGCACGTGAAGTCGACCCGGCGATGGTGCATCCGCAGGGACCGACGACAAGCGGCGCTCCGCTGGACCCGGGCATACCGTTCCAGCGTGCCCGCAAGGCCCGCACCGAAGCTTTCTATGACGCGCAGGGCGGCAAGATGGTTGGCGGCGCAGTCGAGCAGGCACGCCAAGGTCTTACCCGTGACATCAACGACGCAATCCTCACCGACCCGCACATGGTGAACGCGTACCCTGATCCGCTTGACCGCCAAGCAATCGAAGAGCGGCTGCGGGTGCTGGATACGGAATACGCGCTCTCCAACGCGCGGGACATTTCGCGCTCTGGCACCAGCGATCTTATCGATGGCCGCCTCTATGTCGGCGGTGACAGGCCCGCCCTCAAGAGCATTTCCGAAACACCAAAGGACGTGAACGTAGCCCGCACTGCGTCTGACCCGGGCAACATGGCGGTGCTGCAACGGACGGCCCCGACTGAATACCCGCAGATCGCCGCCGAGGTGGTGCGCAATGAGGCGCAGGGCAATACGCCCTTCGGCCCCATCAACGTCTCGCCGCAGGTGTTCTCGTCGTGGTGGAACAGCTTGGATGACAACTCCAAGCTCATCTACGCGAACGAGCGCAGCCCCGGCACGATCCGGTCTTTCCCCGTGAACGACCCCGCCATGGCTGCGATTGAGCAGCAGCCGACCCCAACGATGGACCGGCTCAACACCCTTGGCGACGTGGGTGAGCTGTTCCGTCAGGCGGGTGCCGAAGCAAACCCGTCTGGCACTGCACCGACGCTCGCTACCATGGGGCTTATGGCCGGGCTCTTTACGCACCCCCTCTCGACGCTGGGCGGCATGGCGTCCGGGGGCGTTATGGCTCGCGGAGCCAGCGGCCAAGAGATGGCCCGCATCATCGCCGGTCGCGGCCCCACGACCGAAGACTACATGCTCGACGCGCTGGCACGCGGTTTCGGCCATGTGGCAAACCAGCAAACCGCACCCCAATACGGAGGACCACGTTAATGTCATCGCGTGACAGCGCATCCGGCTCCAGCACCTTCCACGGTGGTGGCAGGCACATCAACAACTCGGGGCCGGTGGGGGCTGGCACGGGCGGTGGCGGCCTCGCGCAGCTGCTCGCGTCGCTGGTGTCGGGTGCACCGCAGACCAATGCCATGGCCGCGCCGCCCATCCCCACGGCTCGCCCGCCGCAGGCCGCTCCCGGCAAGGGGTCGATCCCCGGAGCCGGAAATCCTCCTGCGCCCGTTCCGCAGGTGCCAGCGCCCGGCAAGGGCTCGCTGCCGTCACAGGGCATGTCTCCCGCAGGGCCGTTTCCGCCTCCGGGCTACACGCCTCCGGGCATGTCTCCCGCAGGGCCGTTTCCGGCTCCGGGCTACACGCCGAACCCCGGCCCCGCGCCTTATGTCGAGCCGGAAGGCTACATTTTCCCGCAAGGCTATCTCGGCTACTTGGGCATGAACCGTAAGTACTTCTAGGAGACTACCCACATGTCTTTCCGTGATGACCATGGTTCCGGCTACGGCACCGGCCAGAATGGCTTCGGTGGCGGCGGCTACAATGGTGGCGTCGGTGGCGGCATGGGTGGTGGCGTCGGTGGCAATCAGGGTGGAGGCGGTGCCCGCAACGGCGGCTTCGGCTCCAAGACCGGGCTGACCACGGGCACGTCGTTCAGCGGCAAGCAGACGGGCATGCCGGGTGGCATCTCGGAGCAGCTTGCGGCCTTGTTCAGGCAGTCGCAGCCCAAGGTGGGCCGACCCAACGTCGCGCGTCCTGTCACGCAGCCTCCGCTGCCGACCTACGTCGAGCCCCCCGTCGTGCAGGCCCCGGCAGTGGCACCGCCCAAGTATCCGGTGGGAACGCTGGCCAAGGCGATGTGGGACAACATCTTCAACGGACCCACCGCGCCCACACCCGTCTCCGGCGTGCCGGATGAGGTCGTGCCGGGATATGGCCAGACCTACACGCCCCCGGCGACGCTGCCGTACGGCAAGGCGATCACCGACCGCGTCCCGCAAGACCCGAACGCTGGCCCGAACCCGTTCGACCACAAAACAGGTCACGTGGGCCGGGCCAAGGACCAAAGCCGCGTGCCGCAAAGCGATCCGTACGGAAAGAAATAAGCCATGCTGCCATCCGTCCAAGAAATGGAAGCCTACATCCGCCAAGTCGCGGCGGCCAACGGCGTCGATCCTGACACGGCGGTGCGGGTTGCCCGCAGCGAGGGTCTGGCACCGGGCGTGTGGCAGGCCAACGGCAACCTGTCCTATGGCCGGGAACGCTCGTACGGTCCCTTCCAGCTTCACGTCGCACCGGCAGGACACAGAGGCGGCATGGGCAACGACATGCTCGCCCAGACTGGCGTCGATCCGTCGAACCCGGCCAACTGGCGTCAGGGCGTGGACTTCGCCATCAAGCGCGCCGCCAAGGGCGGCTGGAGCCCGTGGTACGGGGCCAAGAAGATCGGCGTCACGGGCATGATGGGCATCAACGGGCGGCCTACGGGCGGTGCTGCCCCGGCCCCTGTGGCCGTCAGGGACGACCGTGGAGCGCCCTTCAACAACGGCCTTGGCACAGCAGCGCCCACGCCCGCAGCGGCTTCTGGCGCACCGCCGCAGCCGTCCATGTGGGAGGTCTTCGACCCGGCGATGAGCAGCGGGTCCAGCATCGGCTCGGCTCTGGCCGGGCTGGCCCAGCCGCAGCAGGTGCAGGCCGGGGGCGGCATGACGAATTACACACCGCCGCCCGTGGACTACGCCTCCATGATGGAGCAGATGTCCCAGCCGGGGATGCAGAAAGCGGCGCAGGCCAAGGAGCAGATGAAAGCCCCGGAAGTCGGCTCTCTGGCGGAAATTCTGGGCGATCTGGTGAACCCGAAAACGGGGTCAGCTTTCACCCTCTAGTTTCTGCGCGACTTGTGCACTAGGGGCATTTAGTGCCCCATTTCGTGCCATTTTTGTCGGGCAACACCCACTTTACGCCGGTCATAATTATAAATAATCTGGAAATCCGCGTCGGTTTTTGTCGTGGGTCACTTTCTTGACATGGTAGGGGTCACAGGTTCGATCCCTGTACCACCCACCATTTAATAGCATGAAATAGCAGAATAAAAAAGAGCGCCCTGTGTAGGGCGCTCTGTCGGTTGGTGCCCGAATGGGGTGTCGCTCTAAAATTGCAAAGCTAGTCGGCGGGGCGCTTGTGGCGGCGGATAAAGGACGAGGAACCGAATGCGATGCTAAACACATCAGCCCTCGGACGCGGCCTGTTATAATGTTCGTATGTTGGACGACTGCCCGGGTAGGCATGTACTCGAATTTCATACGGCCCCCAGCCAGTTTTCGACCAACCCACTATACCCACATGGAGCACCACTGTTCCATCTCCTAGCCTGAAAGCGGATAGACGTTTCTGTTGACCAGCAATTGCAACCTCGACGCTGCCGTCCTCGGAGTAGCCGTATGGCCCCAAGCCGTCTGCCTGAAAGGTGTTGAAGTGCACTACCGGCCATGCACCGAAATCGGTGGTGGTGGTCTTACTCATTCGAAATCTCCTTGTTGAGTTTGCGCGGTTTGTAGACGGGTAAATTCTGGCGGGTCCGAATTTCGATCACGTTGCGCTGCGGCGGTGACAGATCGTCGTCTGTCACCGTTTTACTGTCCCTCATGTCCAAGAGCTTCAAGCGCACCGTCTCGAAGAGCGCCCACCATCCGCCAATAGCTCCAAACAGGAAAAAGCCAAAGAAGCACCACTGGATGAAATTCTCAGGCATTATTCCGTCTCCATCAGCACGCCAACAATGCAGATGATGAAGGCGGCACACCCGCCCATGAGCAGCAGAAGAAGGATGGTTTCGGCGGTCATTGTTGTTCCTCCGATAGTGACAGACGTGCTCATGCAGAGCCGCGAGCGGCACCGCTTGTGTGGTCGGGGTTTGTGGTGAGGGAAGCCCCGGCGTGACAGCGCCGGGGCTGATTTGACGGCTAACTACGTTTCACGGCATGCATACCAATTGGGGGGAACCGAACGTAGTCTTGTATGGCCTTGCACCATCGCCCGTTGCCGTCACGGCTGCGGGTGAGTACCTCCCCCGTTATTCCTGAAAGATCGTGATCGTGCGGTCGCCGAAGCTGACTTTCTTGAGGCGCTTCTTGAAGGCCGCAGCGTCCGAAGGCGCGACGACCGTGAAGAAGCCAAGCTTCTTGGTCTTGAGGTTGCCGCGCTTGATATGGCTGTAGAGGGTGGTGCGGGCGACGCCCGTGTCCTCTGCGACCTTGGCAAGGGTGAGGTAGTTGTCAGCCATTCGTAATCTCCTTCTTGGCCATAGATAACCGTAGTGTCGGGTAGTGTCAAGAGTGTTTGCAACAAAAAGTGACGTTTAGATTTCATCCTTTCCGTTGATGGCGGTGAGCACCGTGCCGTTGCCGGTCGGATACTGGGGCGTGGGCCACTTTTTCGAGAGCCACAGCTGCGCGATTTCCGTGGGCGAGAGCTTCGCGTAGTCGTGACCGGCAGCGTCGGTATCAGCAAGCAGCCACAGGCGCTTGGGACCGATGCCCGGAATGTGTGTGCAGGCGGACGATCCGTCAGCACCGACAGCGGCGGGGCGGGCACCCACCTTGCGCAGGTGCTTCGCAATGATCTGGTTCGACACGCGCGTGGTGGGCTCGCGCTTCATCACCTCGGCGCGGAAGTCCTCCATGGTAACAAGGAGACTACCGAACACCGCACCAAGCTTTGCGTCTGCCACGATCTCGCCGACTACCACCTCCACCGGGTCGCGGTTGGCGGCGATGAGGTCGCGCTTGGCGGCGTTCATGGGTGCCGCGCCCTTGAACTCGGCGATGTCGGCTGCGGTCAGCGGGTAGTCCATGAGGTAGCTGGCGACGAGGTCGATGTTCTTGGCGAGCCACGCTTGGAGCTTTTCGTAATAGTCGGGCGGCGGTGGCATTGTGTCGAGGTTCTTGATGACCCAGATGCGGCGGTCGCCTTCGGCCAGATAGAGCGGATGGCTCTCGTTGGAGAAGAACACCCACATGGACAGGTTGGGCACCAGATACTTGCCCTTCTGTTTCTTGAGCACACCCACGAACTCGGGCTTGTCCACGAGGAAGGGTTTGAGGTCGTTCATCACGTCGTGAGCCGACTTGTTGCCACGGGAGTGGTGGCGGGTTTCTGACACGTAGCAGAAGCGATGCTCGGCCCAGTCCGTCCACTTCTCAGCTTGGTCGTCAGCTGTCACCTCGCGCGAATTGCCGGTGCCAACCGCGTGGATAACCGGAAGCAGCATCGTGTCCTTGCCGAGGCCCTGACGCGTCATGATGAGCGGGTGGTGGTTGGCCTTCTCGCCGGGACGCTTCACGATCAGGGCGAAGAACTTGATGAGCTTCTTGGCGGCGGCCTTGTCGTTGCAGATAAGCTCCACGAGGTCGATCCACGGGCGGATGTCGTTCTCGGAGACGCCGGGGCGATGCAGGTAGCTCGACGCGCGCCATGTGTTGACGAGGTAGCGACGGCCCTTCGGTTCATTACAGAGACGCGGCTGGCCGGGCCAGTAGGTGAAGTTGTCGAGCTTCTGGGCGTCGGAGTGCTTGGCGAACATCTGCGACGGAAGGCGCACGGTCTTGTCGTCGGGGAAAGCGTCGTTCTTCATCCGGTCGGCCACCGCGCCCAGCGTCATGTCGAAGCCGCGATAGGTCATGCTCTCGCCTGTCACGAGGTCGAAGAACTTGTCCTGACCCTTGATGAAGACGAAGCGGCTCAGTATCGGAGGCCAGACGCTGTTTTCGTCGGCGTCTGCCACCAGCTGCGCGATCTGCTCCGGGTCAGGTGGCGGCGCGAACTCAAAGTCCAGCTGCGCGGCGAGCTTGGCGTTGCGCTCGGCGGCCTTGCCACGGATATAGTCGAGGCCAAGGCGGCCATCATCCTTGAGGCTGTCCCAGACCTTCTCGGGCTCGCCGGGCACCTGCTGGCGCTGGTTGCACCACGCGAGCCACATTTCGTAGCCCCACGCCGCGCCGTCACTCGCGCCCTTGATAGCGTGCGCCATACCCACCCACGCAGCGCGATCATCGAACTGGTTGTCGGTGTCGGTGTTGGGAATGAGGGCGAGCCAGCGGGCAAGTTCGTACTCGGTGCAGGTGCGGCGCTCGACGGTGCCGGTGACAGCGTTGTTACCTGTCACGGAGCCGGAAGTCTTCACCCAGCCAGCGTCGGTGAGAGCCGTCAGCACCTCATCGATGATTTGGAGGAACTGCTCCAGAGTGATCTCGGGGAACTCGTAGACGCCGTCAACGAACTCGGTGATGTCCACGCTCCACGTGTACGGCACGAGCTTCTTGGCGTGGATGCCCCACGCGACGAACTGGCGGCCCTCACCAAGGATTTCCAGCATGATCTTCACGCCGTTCTTTTCATATTTGAGCGTGGTGCCCTTGGGCATGTTGCCCTTGATGCGCATCGGGTACATGAAGCGGTGGTGGCCGGGCGTATCGACGCCACGGTAAATCTTGAAGTGCGTGCGGAGGATGGTGTTGGCGATGTGGGCCGCACCCGGATCGTCAAAATCCACGTCGATAGCGACCAGCTGCGCCTCGCGGCCAGTGGCGATGCCGACGTTCGCGCCCCACCTGTCCCACTCCAAGGCCATGGCGACGGTGCTGCACTGGCAGCTTTCGATGGCCTTGGGCCACCAGACGTTCCCCGTCTTGGTGCCCGGGGCCTTGCCCATCTCACGGTCTGTCAGGGTTCCCGCGAACTCCTCGCCAGCACGCGTGACTGGCACCATGTGCGGGCCGAAACTCGCGTTGTAGGCTTTGCTTGCAACACCACTTGACATTCTCCGACACTCCTCCTAAATCACGTCTTGTGTAGATCAACTTCAACCCCGGCCCTGCGCCGGGGTTTTTCTTTAGCCCTTGGCGTAACGCTTCCCGACGTAGCCCGCGCCTCCCAGCGGCAGGCCGTCAGCCCACGCAGGGCCGTCACTCATGATCGTCTTCATCTGGTTGAAGCTGGCGGTGGCCATGGCTTCCGGCACTTCGCACACGACTTCGTCGTGGATGCTGGCGACGATGGGCAGGTGATTGCGCTCCATCCGCAGCATGGCGTCGGCGAGCAGGCACCTCGCTACTGCTTGGGTTATGTTTTCCGCGAGCTTGCCCCCGTACGTGCGAAGCGTCTCCCACTTGCGGGTCTTCTGGTCGGTGCCGTCGTAGGTGATCGACTGCTTGCCCTCGCCGTCATACTCAAGGCGCGCGTTGCGGTAGGCGAGCTTGCGGCCAGACGGCAGGACAATGAGCATGGAGCCGGTCATAGGCCCCCTGCCCATGCGCACGATGACGCGGCCCACCTGCGTGGAAGCGTTGTTCTCAATGGCGTCGCGGGCGGCGCGGTCGAGGTCGTACCAGAAGCTGACGATCTTGGAATTGGCCTTGCGCCACGCCGTGACGACTTCCTGAGCGCGTTCCGGTGACAGGGTGATCTTGTAGGTGGCTGCGCTCTCCACGAACTTGTTGGAACCCATGCCAAAGCCCAGACCCAGTACGGAAACTTTTCCTAGCTGACGGTCGGTGGAGCCGATCTTGTCGGCGGTATAAACATAGACATCTTCGCCCGACGCGAAGACCTTGAGGATGTCGTTTTGACCGGCGAGCCACGCGATGACGCGTGCTTCAATGGCGCTGTAGTCGCACACTGCGAAGGTGTGCCCGGGCTTGGCGACGAAGCAGGCGCGCAGGGACGACGACACTGCGTCGAGCACCGGGCCGTGCACGAACTGGACCGTCTCCGCGTCGGCACCGTTGAGCACGTCACGGATCACCATGTCGGTGTCGATGCCCTTGAGCGGGCGTGGCAGGTTCTGCACCTGCACGAGGCGACCGGCCCAGCGGCCCGTGCGCGTCGCGCCGTAGTGCATCACAAGACCACGCACCCGGTCGTCGGGACCAGCACACTTCACCATGGCGTTGAGCTTGGCGGTGGAGGTCTTGGCGGCTTCCTTGCGGATAAGAAGAGCTTCGCGCGGTGCGCCAGTAATCTCGGGGTCAATGAGCATGTCGGCCATGTCGCCCTTGGCGAGACTTTCGACTACGACGCCGTTGAGGCGCAGCCAGTGGGTGAGCTTCGCCACGTTGGTGACAGACGGGACGGCACCTCCTGTCACGGCGGACATGCGCTTGGAGAGGCGCTTGAGTTCGTCTTCGATGATCTTGGTGAAGAGCGTCACGACCTTCGTGTCGAGCATGAAGCCGCGCAGGTTCATGCGGGCATCCATGAGCCAGATGGCGCGCTCATCGTCGGGAAGCAGTGGAAGGCGCGAGGCGATGTCGCGCTCGGTTTCAACGTCGCGCATGCAATAGGCTTGGAGTGCGGCGTACTTGCCGGGGTCTTCGTTGTGCCACCAGACGGGATCGTTGTAGGCGTCGAAGCGGCGCGGCTTCGACATGCGGAGCATGAGGGCGTGGCCGATCTTGTCCTTCTGGAAAGCGGCACCGATGGCGGCACCAGCTGCGTCGAGCGACATGGGGAGGCCCCAGTACGCGCCGCGAGCCATGGTGTCGTGAACCTGTGACAGGAGCAGCTGCGGCAGGTTATGGACCTTACCGAACAGGACGTGGTTCCAGATGTAGAACTCGAAAGTGACATTCCAGCCGTGGACCTGACCGCCCGCGAGGACGTGCTGGATGATGCGCTGCGGGAAGGGCTGGCCGGGCGTCCACATCTGGACGGGCTCGGAATTGAAGGCCCACGCCATGCACGAGACGCCCGTGCTGGGGTGGCGCGAATAAACGTAGCTGCCACTGGCCTTGAGGTCGCAGAGGCTGAACGTCTCGAAATCTAGGGAGAGGATGTCTGGCATGGTGACAGGGCGCGCGGGGAACCGACCGGGGGGTTGGCCCCCCGCGCTGCACATCAGCGGGTGTTTACTGACGTGTTTTCGTGAGGGCCGCCGTTGCCGAGAGTGTCAACGAACTCGGCAGCGAAGGCACGGTAGTTGATGCCGTCAATGTGGCTGTCCATGTGGAACGGATTGACGGCGCGGCGGGCGTCCTTGACGCTTTCGAGCACAATGGCGACCACGTAGGGCGTAATCACCGTGTCGAGCTTGAGGGTGGCCAGCTGGGCCGCGCGCTCAAAGGACTGCTCGACGCCGCCGTAGATGGCACCGCGATCCTCCAGAACCTTGAGGGCTTCACGCAGTGCGGTTTTGTGTTCCATTTTTCAGTTCCTCAAAGAGCATGTTGATCTGGGCTTCGGGACCGTTGGCCACGTGGGTGTACCAACCGCCCGGGAGGAGAAGAGCAAGGACCGCGCGGTCCTTGCCCATCCTGACCTTGATGTATTTGTCACGCATCGTTGGTCACATTAACCGACGTAAGACGACACTAGATTTCGTCGTCGGCGTCAGCAACCGCACCGAACACGGCGGTGGCGGACTTGCGGCCATCGATACGGGGCATGTTCTTCTTCACGATCTGAACGTGCTCCAGCATGAGGCCGACGCCCTTGTTGCCCGACGTGTCGTAGCCGAACGGACGGATATACATGCGCGCCAGCTGACCGGCCCACACGTCATCCGCAACGTGGATTTCGTTGTTGTTGTTATCCACGAGGCCCGGCTTCTGCTTCGACCACGGAGCGATGAAGACCTTGCCGTCCTCAAAGCCCGCATACTCCGACTTCTCGGAGGCGTTGCGGATCGGCATGCGCAGGTTCGACGGAAGCTTGGCACCGAACTTCTCGGTGGCAGCAACCATGATCTCGTTCTGGAGCGCCTTGAACTCGGCGGTCTTCTGGGCGGCCTCGTCAAAGAGGAGGATGCCGTTGAAGCGCGGCTCCTGACCCGGCACCGCCGCACGGGCGGTGAAGAGTGTCGGGAAGCACAGCACGCCGGTCGGCGTGATGAGAGAATTAGCCATAATCCTAGTAACCTTTCTGTCCTGACGACATTGGCTATTCGACTGTGGAGAATACGTTCTGCGGACCAGTCACCACCGCAGGACGCTTGTCATCTTCTGGCACCAGAGTGGTGCCGGTTTCGGGAGCGGAGACGAACGCATCGATCACATGCGGGTCTTCGCCCATGGCCTTGAGCTTCTTTTCCACCTGCGCAGGTGACAGAAGCTTGGGCTCCGTCATGAACATGGTCGGTTGCCCGTCCACGAGGTCGGAGAGAAACGACAACGTGTCGTCTTCGTCCGTGAACTGACGATAGCCCTTCTTGGTAACGAGCTTCCAGCCCGGCACAGACTTGCCGTTCTTGATGCGCGTCTCGACTTCGGCGCGGACACCGGAGAGCCACATGGAAACCAGTTCGGCCCGTGACAGGGCTTCACCCAAATCCTCGTCGCTCATGGTAGACGGCGGTGCGGGAGGAAAGACACTTTTCGCGGCCTTCATCGCTTCCGTCGCCAGTTCCGGGCAGATGCCCTTGCCAAGGCAGAAGCCGCAGTGGGCACCTGCCTTGAACTTCGTGTTGCCGGTCGTGATGTCATCGACCGACTTCTTCAAGACCTCCTCGGCCCACATGAGCAGGTCGATGAGGGGGATCGTCCAGACGCTCGCGTCTTCGCTGATACGCGGCTGGATGATGTGGAGGCGCACCAGCTTGATGCGGCTGGCGAGGTCGGGGCGGTTCTCAAGGAGCCACAGCCAGACGCCCAGCGCATAGAAAAGAAGCTGCGCGTTGTTGTCTGCCGCGACGGGCACGCCCTTGCCGAACTTGAGGTCCGCCACGTCGAGGATGGTGCCGCTGACACCCACGTAGTCCGCACTGCCGAACATGGGCTCGGGGGCGGCGTCGGGATGCCAGAGCAGGTCCATGGTGAAACGCTGTTCGATGGCGTGCCAGATGGACTTGGTGCGGAGGTTTTCGATGTAGCCCACGTAGAGGGCGACAGCGACGCGCATTTCGTCGGTGATTTCGATCACCTCACCTTCGACGGTGATGGTGTACTGGGGGGTGACGCCACCCGCGAGGATGGCGTCGGCCAGTTCGTGTGCCGCAGTGCCCTCACGGGTGAAGGCGGTCGCCTTGCGGATACGGCCCTCCCACAATGCGGGCGCTGCCGTGCACTTCGTGAAGATCGAAGCTACGCTGCCCGACAGACGGGCGTGGGCACGAGCCTGATGATCGATGACCGTCGTCACAGGTTAGTAGCTCCGGGTCTGGACGACGGTGTGGTCGAGGTTGCGGACGAACTCGCCGCACCACGCGCCGGGGCTGGTGACAGCAAACTGATAGAGGTTCGTCGCGGCGTTCAGCTTGGGCGGATAGCGACGGCAGAAGCCTGCGTCATCGTTCTCGGCCTTGTAGAAGCGGCAGTCTTTGCATGCACCGATGTTCATTTAGACCTCCAGAGAAGCGAGAAGGTTGCGAGCACCCGGGATGTGTTCGGCCTTGAGGTCGGCCATGCGGGCGAGGCCAATGCTATCGCGCCACTGCTTGATCTTGGCGCGGGTGTTGTCGCCGCCCGCCTTGAAGACCTCAGTCAGTTTCGCAATCACGTTCTGCAAGTCGTCCTCGTTGTCCTTGGGCTCCTCGGCGGGTGCCTCGGAAGGGGTAGCTTCGCCCACCGGATCAGCCTGAGTGTCACAGGGAGGAGTGTCTTCCTCGGGCTTGATCTTGGGAGGACGGCCACGGCCACGCTTTACAGGGAGGGCCGCTTCCGTCGCTTCGGTGGGCGAAGCAGGACCAACATGACTGGTATGTTGGGCGATGTCAAGTGTGTTAGAAGACGTAGCCGACAAAAATTTTGCGGCCAGCTGCGAGAGGGCGTCCGCCGCCTCTTCGATGGTGTCGAACACCAGTTCGATCTTGATAGACATAAACGTAACTCCGCTAGTTTCAGTTGGTGACAGGGAACTGCTGCACGTGCGTCGTCGGCTCACCGTTCATCGCCCGCACCCTTGATGACGTCGCGCTTGATGCGGGCGGCGAGGTAGGGGGCTGAGTTGCCCTGCTGATTAAGGATTACGTTGTAATCCTTATCAGCTTGCTCCTGCTTGGTCGGCCGACGGGGTTCCGCCAGCACGGGCGCAGCCTTCACGGTATCGCGCGTCTTCTGGTCGGCCACGCGGGCCTCCCAGTTCGGTATCTCGACCCGCAGAAGGGCGAGGGCCTCGGCG